AAAACTTCACTTGCACGTGCCCTCGTAGAAAAGAGTATTCTCTATCGCGACTACGAATTTATTCCCTATGTTTCGAACTCTGAAACAATTGCTACTATGCAGACCGAAAACATTAAGCGCGAGCTTCAAACTAATCGAGAAATACGTCGTATATTCGGTAACATCGAAATTAACTCAGATGATCCCGAACTAGATGAGTCGTTTAGCAAGCAATCATGGGTGGCGTTTGGTAATACCCTCATTATGCCTCGTGGTGCAGGCCAGCAGGTTCGAGGTCTACTCTACAAACACTATCGTCCTCAACTTATTATCGTAGACGACTTAGAGAAAAAGGATGAACTAGAGAATCCAGAAAATCGCCGAAAGCTTAAGGAATGGTTCCACGGTGATTTGCTTAAGTGCGTAGATCGCTACTCAGACAAGTGGCGTATAGTCTACATCGACACTTTAAAACACTACGATTCACTTCTACAGGACTTACTGAACGATCCTGATTGGTACTCGATTCGCCTAGACTTATGCGATGACGAATACAATTCACTTGCACCGCACCTTATTAGTTCTGATGAACTTAAGCGAGAAGCTGAATCTCACCGACTGAAGGGTATGCTAGATGTCTTCTATATGGAGTATCGAAATTTACCTATTTCTAAGGAAGATGCCTCCTTTCGTCAAGAACACTTCAAGTATTACGAGGAAATCGACCTCGATAATCAACAACTAGAAAATTTCGTAATAGTTGACCCGGCCAAAACTGCGAATATGCACTCAGCTGATTCCGCCATCGTAGGAATTGGCGTAAATTATTCCACCAATGCAATTTACGTACGAGACATCGTCAGCGGCAAATTCTTTCCTGACAAGCTTTACGATGAACTCTTTGCCATGCGGCGCCGACTCCGTGCATTTCGAGTAGGTATTGAAATTACTGGTCTCGAAGAATTTATTAAGCAGCCAATTCTCAACGAAATGCTGAAGCGTGGCCCTGGTGACTCATTTGAACCTATTTGGCTTAAGGCACGCGGTGGTGCTCCCGATGGGGAGAAAGGTAAAATTAAGCGTATTGGCTCACTCTCTCCATACTACCGACAAGGTTACATCTACCACAACAAGAACAATTGTGCCAAGCTTGAATCACAACTAATGTCATTTCCTCGTTCAGGCCTGGTGGACGTAGCTGATGCAACCGCCTATATAATCGAACTACTCGAACTTGGTGGTAGATACTTTGAAGTTCCTGATGATGTAACTGAATCAACAAGTGAGGATGAGTACGCCGATCTTGAGTATGAATTACCTCTCAATTTTAGAGGACGCATTTAGATGACAGTACGCAAAGTCTGGCTTGGCTCGACAGGACCATTTCTGTACGATGATTCTGTACTATACATAGATGAGGATGGAGTAATCTCTCCTGACAACCAGCAGGCTATTGCCACCGATGGTCAAATAGTAATACAAAGTCCTCCAAGCTCACCTGTGCATGCAGTACGAAAACAGGACCTCGATGATGCGGTTGGCGATATTAGTGCACTCGAAGCACGAATAGCAGCACTTGAAAGTACTGTAAGTTTGCATAGTACACAAATAGTCGATATCTATACGCGTTTAGGCGCGACAGAGAATGTAGCTAACTATGCACGTAATAAATTTAGTAATGGCCTAAGTAATATATCATTCGGTGGGTGGACAAGTATTCTCACTGCTTATTGCCCCTGGTCCCGAATAGATAATATAAGTACTATGCAACTGCCAGCTTTAGATGGTACAAGCACAAATGGTGTTATCTTAATGGGCAACGTACCAGCAGAGTTATTTGATCAGGCTTATCAGATGATGTACCCATTATTAGTATTCACTGATGCTGGTGGATGGGAGTGGGCAGCATGTTACTTTGATAATTCTACCTATGGACCTCCGTGGAATATAGTGGTGGTTCCTTACACTAAGAGTGGAGCATTTCCTACTAGTGGTAGGAAGTTCGTGCCACAACAGCAACTAATCTGGATACAGCAGAGCGAGTAAACTATGCCATACACACTGACTAGTCCAGATCAATCTGTCGACTACGGACGTGGTAGTAAAGATGACTACGGCTATGAGTATCCGAACAATCTGGATCTCAAGCCTGGTAGTGCCTTACACCAACTAATACTTGGCAAGCTAACTCATTACGCAAGGGATTCAGCTGCAATTATTAAGAATCGTCACTCTGCCTGGAAAGAAATTGACTCAAAACTGCAAGCTTATATTCCTATATCTGGCAAAGAACGCGAAGTCCTCAAAGATGATCCACGTAAGCCGGTATCAATAGTATTCCCTTATACCTACGCAATTATGGAAACACTTATTGCTTATCTAGTTGCTGCATTTACACCTGAGCCAGTGTTTCGCTACGAAGGTGTAGGCCCAGAAGATGTAGCAGGTGCTACTCTCATGGAAAAAGTAATTAATTTACACTGCCAAAAAACTAAGGTAGTTCTTAACTTACATACACTCTTTCGTGACATAAGTGCGTATGGACTAGGAGCTGCTACTCCACAATGGCTCGTACGTCGAGGCAAGAAGATTAGAATGCGTAGTCAAGGTTCCTACGATCTACAAGGAAATTTCATCGAAACTGGAACGCATAGAGAGATGCAAGATACTATTCTATTTGAGGGCAATGCACTAGAAAATATTGATCCTTATTGCTACTTACCTGATCCTAATGTCGCACTGCACGACGTTCAGCGTGGCCAATACGTAGGTTGGGTAGATCGTGATAATCTCATGAATCTCCTATCAGACGAAGAAGTGGATGGCGACTTATTCAATGTTCAGTATCTGCGTCGAGCCACGAACAAATCAACTAATTTATTTGGCTACTCCAATTACCCGCGTCCGTCACGTGGTGATGCCTTACTCAATAATTCCTTATCTAATATCTCATCCGACCCAGTTGATCTCTTACACATGTACGTAAACTTAATCCCTTCTCAATGGAAGCTAGGTAGAAACGAATATCCAGAGAAGTGGATGTTTACAGTAGGTGCTGACTCAGTCATTATACGTGCCAAGCCGCTTAACTTAATTCACGATATGTACCCCGTAACTATTGCAGTACCTGACTTTGACGGTTATTCGCCCGTTAGCTATTCACGTATTGAAATACTTGCTGGAATGCAGAAGACAATTGACTGGATGTTTAACTCACATGTTGCGAATGTTCGTAAGGCAATTAACGACGTAATCGTAGTTGATCCTTACCTAATAAACGTAACTGATATAGCTGAGGGTACTCCTGGCGGCATAGTACGCTTACGCCGTCCTGCATGGGGTAGAGGTGTTGAAGGCTCATTCAAGCAGCTAGCCATCACCGATATTACCCGCAACAATATTACGGATGTAACTTTCCTTATAGAATTCATGCGACAAATTGCAGGCACAGATTCTCCTGTAATGGGCAACCTTAGGTCTGGAGGACCTGAACGCCTAACAGCCCAGGAATTCAAAGGTACGAATGTTGGTGCCGTTAATCGCCTTGAGCGCATTGCGAAAATAGTAGGTGTGCAGTGTCTGCAGGATATTGGCTCAATGTTTGGCTATCATACACAGCAATTTATGGACGAGCCAACTTACGTAAAAACTACCGGACAATGGCCAACTGCAGTAACGCAAACTTACAATATCCAGGAAGGTGGCAGAGTACTTGTTAAGCCAAGTGATATTCTCATAGCCTACGATTTGCTCGTGCGTGATGGCAGTATTCCAGGTGGTAACTACAATGATACGTGGCTTCAACTCTTTCAGATGATTAGCCAGAATCCTACACTCATGCAGACATTCGACATTACACGAATCTTCAAGCACATAGCGCAAAACTCTGGTGCAAAGAATGTCGATGCATTTGAACTGGATAAAGCCGCAGCCAAGATGCAACCTTCAGTTGCACCGGATGAGCAAATTCAGCAACAAATTGAAGGCGGCGAACTACAGGAGTTTAATGTAGCTATGAGTGGAGCACCAACAAATGGCAGAGCTGCGTAGCACTATAGAGGATCTGAGACGTTTTACGTTCTCTAACATCTGGCGAGATTTAAGTAGTGAAATGACTGCCTGGAAAGAGGACATTCGTGACCAGCTTGAGATTTGTACTGAGCCACAAACACTCAGTCGTTTGCAGGGTAATGCCGAAGCTGTTAATCGCTTCCTAGAATTGCCCACAAGTTTGATTGAGATACTTGAAGTTGATGCTCAAGCAACTGAGATGCGAAGTCGTATAGCAGAATAATTTACTGTGGTTAATTTTTAACCAAAGGAAGAATATGTGTACTATGATCCCACAGTGCTGCTTCGGCCAGAATAGGCCGCCACTGATGGTCTCCTAGTATAGACTCCCACTTCCAGGCCGGAAAGGTTTTTCCTCCGAAGGGCGTCTCTTGAGGAGTTACGATTCGAGGTTCTGTCAAGTTGCCCCTTCTTAGGGGTCGAACGTAGTGAGTCTTGACAGGTTCTCGATGAAGTAACTACACTCTTACGCCCCGAGGAGGAATAACCTTCTTAGGCTAATAACGAGGATTAAATAAGATGGCAGATATTAACTTTGATGCAAGCGTCCTTGATGCTCCTAGTGAAAGTGCTCCTACTACGGATGGAGATGCAATTGCTGAAACTACTATAGACTCACCTACTGAAGGTAGTGTCGATACTGGTTCTGAAATTGTCTCGCAGCCACCATCTCGTAGTAGGAGTACTCAGCAAGAGTCCGTTGATGATTTACCTTATACCGAACGCGAGCGTCAATTACTTGCTCGTATTGAGGAATTAAGTGGCCGGCAACCTATAGCTGCAACTCAGCAGGACGAGCAAAGTTCGTTTCAGCCTCAGGATCATAACTTTCTAGATGGCCTCGATATGGATGAAGTATTATCATCTAGCGATGGCCTAAATACTCTACTTCTAGCCGTATACAACAAAGCTATTCAAGAAGCCTCACGCATGTCCGCTGAAAATATTATGCGTGGACTTCCAAGTACAATGTCCTCCTACTTCAACCAACAGCTCACCATGCGCGAGTTAGTCACTAAGTTCTATGAAAGCAACTCTGACCTTGCCGGCATGAAAAAGACGGTTGCAATGGTAGCTAACGAAGTTGCCAATGAGAATCCTGAACTCACCGCTGAGCAAGTATTTGAGGAAACTGGCAAGCGGGCACGTAAGTTACTTGGCGTAGCTGAAATTCCACCTAAAACCACTGCCGTTAATGGGCGCGAGAAACCAACGCTACACTCAAATCGTAGTAATGGCGCAAGGCAACGAGTTACTGTTCCTGAGCTAGATGGATTAGCTAAGGAAATCCACGACCTTATCACGTAAAGGATTACTCATATGGCAGAAGTTCTTTATTTGTCCCGTTATGATCGCCACTGCTTAGACAAGTTATTAGGAACATCAACTGAAGCGCGCCTACGGGATGAAGGGCATGTATTTGTACTCAGTGACGGCTCCGAATATGATCCTGGTAATCCAACGTATCAATCACGAGTACTTGAGATTTACGACTCCAGCTCCGCGAAGCCTGCAGAGTCGCTTGATAGAGAATCTCATCTATGAGCGTACAAGGCAAGCTTCAGGTAGTAGGAGTGCTTAGTCCTCTTGCTATTCACTACGTGAAAACGAATATCGTCGCAGCTCGTATAAAAACACTGCGCGGTAATCCTATTATTGTTGTGCCGAAGCCTTCAAGTGATGAATTTATTGAGCTTGTTGGTGGAGCACTTATTCTGTATGCTGGTACTCAGGTGCTTACTGAGACCGACGACAATCTCGCAGTTAGATATGGCACTGGTACTGGTGCAGTTGCTAGCCAGACTATTGAGGCGACGGGCTTTATGAGCAGCGCAAGTGATGTAGTTACAACTGTGCTGCCAGGCTTAGGTATGATTGTTCCCCTTAGTGTGTGCTTGGGACTTCCGCTTCTCCTACATAACACGGGTGATGGCGAGTACGCCGGCAATGCTGCAAATGATGCGCTACTCATTGCTCAGATTGCATATCGCGTACACAAGGTTGCTCCTTAGAAAGGAACTTTACAAATGGCAGCATTTATGGGAATGAGAGGCACTGGTGACTGGGCAACTGACGAGCGTCCTAAGTCCTGGCGTGAAGGTATACTTTATCTCTATCCAAATGGCAGCGCGCCATTAACGGGTTTGTTAAGCAAACTAAAGGAAGAAGTTGTTACTGACCCAGAATTTAGCTGGTGGACTAAACTACTTCCAGCTCAAGGCGGTGCTGTTACGGACTTATACACGGATGCAACACTCCTCACAGCCTACGTAACTGGTGCTACTACTGGTACAGTACTCTATGCAAAGGTAGCCGAAGCAGTTGCCAGTGAATTCCGCATCGGGCATCAAGCACTGCTACGGGTGAGTACTAACCTGAACGTTGATGTAAATGCTAAGGTTACAGGCGTAACCAAAGCTGGTGCAAATTCCTACATTTCGGTTCGCTTACTTGAGGCTGACGACAACGGCGCAGGTACAACACTCGGCAGCTGTGATACGATCCTAATTATCGGTAACATCAATGCTGAAGGTGCGCCAATTCCGGATGCAATTGCCTATAATCCTGATAAGTGGTTCAATTTCACGCAAATCTTTCGCACGCCACTTGATATTACTCGTACCGCACGCAAGACAAAATTGCGTACTGAAGAAGCTTACAAAGAAGCTAAGCGTGAATCACTCGAATTACATTCTATCGAGATGGAGAAAGCATTCTTCTGGGGTATTCGCACTGAAAACGTTGGTGTTAATGGCAAGCCTGAACGCACAACTATGGGATTGATTCAGGCAATCAAAACTGGCGCTCCAGGTAATGTTTTCAACTATGCCACTGATCCGGACTATAATGGAGATACCTGGGTAACGAGTGGTGAAGAGTGGCTTGATACAGTACTCGAAATTGCTTTTCGTTATGGCGGCTCAGAGAAAATGGCGTTTGCTGGAAGCGGTGCAATTCTCGGGCTTAATCGACTAGCTAAAATGAGTGGCCAAATTAACATCACTCCGATGACTACTTCATATGGCTTAAAGGTTATGCAGTGGGTAACTCCCTTTGGCACGATTAACTTAATGACTCATCCGCTATTCAGTTATGAGCTCACGACTCGTAACGCTATGGTGATAGTTGACACATCAATGCTCAATTACCGCTACATTGACGACACTACGTTCATGGGTATGGATACGAATAAGGTAAGTCCATCGCACGAGCGCATTGACGGTACAAAAGAGGAGTGGCTTACTGAGTGTGGTCTTGAGTATCATCATCCACTCAAGTTTGCCTATCTCATGAATGTAGGTAAAGATAATACACTACCGTAATTTCCTGTGGTTAATTTTTAACCAAAGTAAATGGAGTTACTCATGTCACTGCTCGAGGTTCGCAAGAACTTTATAACATTTAGTGGCCGCTATGATCTAATAGAGAGTAGGGTTACTTATGCTGATAAGGGTGCGAACTTCTTTATTCGTGCAGGGCAGGATTACTTAGATAGGCTCGTGGATATCAACTCAGATACCGCACGCTATTTTGTAGACGTGCCACTCAACGCGTGGTATGTGCTGGTACCACGCTCACGTGTTATAGAAGGAGTTACACTTAGTAATTCGGCTGGGAATAAGTGGCAACTTAAACGAGTAGATTTAGACTACTGTAAACAGTGCTATTTCAAGGATCCACTTCAACGCAGTGGTGGCCCATCACGGCAATATGCAGTAGGTATAATACGTACTGTTCCTGAAGTACCTAACACAATTACCATTAGCAAGTTTGGACCCATGACTTATGTCACGCCGGGTGATTCATTTAGGTATACAGGAATACTATTTACTGCACCTGCAGATCAGCTATACTCAGCTGAAGTCATAGGAAAGTTCTACGAACCATACCTAGATTTAGACACCGACGTAAACAAGTGGACTGAACTCTTTCCAATAGTGCTTACTATGGCCGCGTGCAGAGCACTTGAAATATCCTACCGTAATACCGTTGGCGTAAAGGATTGGGAAACAGCTATAGTCAATGAACTTCATGGAGTCGAGCTGGATACAGCGGATCAGGAATCTAACTTCATTCGTGAAATGCGAGGCTAAATTATGCCTAAGATTCAATTTGTAACTGGCCGCTCAAACACTGAAAAGTTCGACTCAGCAGAGCGCGCATTTCGCAGCTTCTCTCGCCGCTTATTCAAGACAACCGTTCTCATGACTCCTCCAGTACCGCTGTTTGACGAAGGCATAGACAAAGACGGCACTATATTCCGTAAGTTAATTCCTTTTAAGGGTCGTATTGATCGTGTAGCTGTACATGTGGGCAAATTTATTACTCGTCCAGTAGTTGTAGAGTTACAGCTAATGGATGCTTCTGGCAGTTCAGCTATTACATTTCCGCTTATAGGGCTGATTACTTCTAAAGAAGTGAATATGCCAATAAGCCAGCCCTGTATCTTACAAGCAAGAGCTATTCCTGCTGACGCAATCAGTGAAGTTCTCTTTGCCGCTCTTACTTTCCCTGAGAGCGACAGAATAGCCAAAGAACATTACGTAATTGATGCACTTTTAGAAAACTTTGAATCAACAGAATTACTTGATACGGGTGAAGCAACGGAGGAGTCAGCAAGTGAGTGAAACAACTACGTACAATCCCGTTGTAGATGGTTCTAAGCCTGTACCTAAGAAGAAGTCAGCACGGAGCGCTCCAAGTGATCCAGGTAACACTCGCAAGGATTCTAGCGGCACTAAGCGTGATGGTGGCAACTTCCTGGAGTCGAAGACACGTAAGTTCAATATTATTCCTTCTAATGGAGGCTAATACAATGCCGTATAAAGTTAAGAAGAACAAGGACGGCAGTTACAAAGTAACATCGCCAAGCGGCACTAAAGCCAAGCACACAACCAAAGCTAAGGCCCGTGCTCAGCAACGCTTACTTTATGCTATTGAGGAGGACGAGGACTTTCTTAAGAAGCGCAGAAAAAGGAATAGGATGTAGTTTTTGCTATGGTTAATTTTTAACCAAAGTAAATATCCCGTGAGCAACACGAACGAGCTACGTTTCTCGTTGCGGCAGGCCCAATCGCTAACGGCGCCGTTTCCCGTGGAGACAACTCCGAAGGGTTAAATGAAAGGGTTGCTGCGTAAGCAGTATGACCCGCTTATCTTCCTGATCTGTTGTATGAGAGCTCCATCACGTAGTCGCCAGTACCCTGTTGGAGCAGCAGTCGCGAATCCTTCGCGAAAAAGGACTTTAACTTGCAAGAATATGGTATTCTTTTCTTAAAAGGATTACTTAAAGGACTCCGTCCTTTCGCTGCAGGTCCACTCAGTGAGCCAATGCTAAGTGAGTGCTGGAATTTAATGCCTACAGAAACAGGACTTTTAGGCCACGACTTTCTGTTACCTATTGGTATTCCAGCTGTAGGATTTCAGTATATTGGAATTTACGATCAATCACAAGTATTATGGTACTGGAGTATACATTACGACGGTAACTTACTTATTTGGAATAGATCACCAACTCACCCAATTTATGAAGTAATTAATGTAACTCCTATTATTACTCCGTGGTGGTGGCCGCTTGAAGATGAACTTGGTACACTTTGGTATTTATATCCGAATGTTGTGACGGGGCAACCAATACTGTCTTTGACAGCACCTATCAATGGCGAATCTACTGTACCTATTGATTTTCACTTGCGTAGTATTTTCTTTGAGTTTTGGCAACTTCTAGTACGTAGTACCTTACCGACGTATTATCCACAGGTATGGATTCCAACTTAAAGGATACGCTGTGATTCCTGCTATGACACTAATAGAAGATCAAATATCCTTCTATAACGTACGACGCTCAGGTGCTGAGTATAATGCTGCTACACTGCTCTCTACAATCGCTGATCTTGGTACTATTGAATGTGTGGCGTACTTGCCAAAAGGAATGGAAGACGACGTAACTATTTGGACTATTGACCAGAACGTGACATTTCCTGAAAATATTTCCGTACTTATTCCGTGCGGAGTGATGCTCCATATTAATGCTGATGTAATTATTGCTTTTGAAGGTCCGTGTTTTAATCAGTGTCCTAATTGGTACGAAGGACCAGGGCAAATTGTACTTAAATCAAAAACTGCGGTTAACTCGCAAAGTTATTCGGATTTCTTTAATCCTTTTGTAGTGTTCGGTGGTATTCACGGTTTATCGCCAACTTGCTACAGTCCGAACTTTAATACTGGTGCTTATGTAGCAAATGGTCAGTATATTGTAGAGGATCTTTATTCGATAAGATACGGTGATTTAGGAGCAAATTGTGCCGATGACACAGTTTGGGTAATTATCTCAAATTTTGACGTCTCAACAATTCCAGGTACAAATTTTATACGTGTTCCTGGTACGCATTATTATATAGATTACGTATCAACTACAATACCAATACTTCCACCAGATTCCGCACCTTTGATGGAGGTTCATTTATTAGCTGATCAAATAGTGCAAGTAAATGACTTGCGCTCATTCGATGCAATACAAGGAATGTTAAACCGTGTATTGCCCGTGCAATGGACACCTATTTTAGCACCGGGAACTTTTGGCTATGATTATCACTTTGGACAATACCTTCGCTTGGGTAAGCTACTCCATTTATCCGGTGCAATAAGAGTTAATTTTGTGAGTGGAGTACCAGACTCAGCTTTAACTATTACAGGACTTCCTTTTGAAGATTACGCATACAATTTCGGTGGATTTATATTCACTTATTTTACTGGAGTTAAACCATTGCAGGGATTTAGTAATCTAGCTGGAGTTATCTATCCTGATCAGAGGCATATTACCGTACTTGAAAACGTTATGGGCGGATTTAGTGGTTATTTGAGTGCAGCACGACTTAGAAATACATTTGAGTGTTATTTCACAGGCACTTACCTCGTGGAGCCATAAGATGGCAGATATTACTATTTGGCCGCGGCCCTTACTTGTAAATAGTCAATATCGACTCTTTTCAATTGTGCTCCAGCCTAATGGTGGTGCGTATTTACTAGAGCTTTACTTCGTTAATGGGCGATGGACAGAAACTATTGCTGGTTACTTAGGAATAAGTTCTCGCATCACTCAAGTAGATATTGCAGATTTTGGTGAGTTTTACGTAGTAGCTGGATTAGACGTAGATGGAAAAGCGTATTGCTTTACTAAGGAATTAACCGGTGGAGTAATAGTAGAGTCGCATGATCCTTGCTTTGGTACGTGCTGCAACTTCCGTGGTCAGTTTTTAGCTGGAAATATTCAAACTGATAATGATTCCAGTATTTGGGCTGAGTATGGTACTGCTGGCGTGATTTGGAGTGAGATTGGAAACTATCAATTAAATCCAGAATTTGCACGTACTGCAGGGTTTAAGCAGGAGCAATTCCCATTTAATACTGGCATTAAGCCCGTAATTTATACAATGCTGCCGACACTTGAGGGTGTGGTTATCTACTCAAATTCTGGCGTAGTCTTATTACGGCCTACTTCAGTCGGATCAACATTTGCTTATTCTGCTCAGAATCGAGAAGGTATTGGTGTAGCTTCTGGTCGTCACTGTGCTGGTGACTTGTATATTCAAGGGTATATTAACCTGGATCGTGAGTTCTATATTGTTGAAGCAAATGGTCAGCAAACTAAGCGTGGTTATAAGGAAATTATAACACGCATGTTCGAGCAGGATCCTAGAATTATAGTATCTTATTTACCTAAAGACTATCGCTTTTATGTGAGTAATTCAATTGAATGCTTAGTAATAAATAAGTTTGGCGCATATCAGTGCCATCAAAAAGTAGCTGGTGCTGCTGTGGCTCCAGATGGTAAACTTTACGGAAGTTTTATGGATGATCTTGATATTGAAGCTCGAATAACAAGTGATAATATGGACTTTGGCTCACGTGGAATAAAGAGCGTAGAGTCGATGCTAGTTGGATTAGATCACGCACCACTTACTGATTCCTTTGCTTCAGTTCAGTGGCGCATGAATTCTAATGAATCCTTCCAAGAATTTGAGTGGATTACATTAGGACCAGATGGCGAAGCTGGAATTCATGTAGCTGCACGAGAATTTAGGATTCAAATGAAGATTAGTAATTATCTTAATTCACGAGTAGATTATTTAACTTCTAATGTAAAGTATAGCGATCAACGCTTCAAGCGTGGTATCTCACCAACTCAAGCTAATCGAGGAGTTGAGGGATGAACGATAATGAGAAGCTTAGTGGTGAAATACTTGGTACTAAGTTTCAGATAGCAACTACCAACATCGTGCAGGTTTTACTGATTTTGCTTATTGCTGGATTAGGTAGCTTAGGTTATTTCCAGTTTAAGGAATCACGCGGAATGATCCTGGCAATATTAGCAGAACGTCAGGGACGTACTGAGGAACAACTTAAGATAATCGCACTTAGTATACGAATACTAGATCATAATATAGCTAATCCTGAGAACAGACATCCTATTAACTTTCTTGATGAACTTTTTACAAAAGAGCAAAAGAAATGAGCATTGAACTTACTAAGTTAACTCCTGAGCAAGTAATGGAATACTGGCCACAGATACGCGAATGTATAGAAGTAAGTTTACCGCCACTTGTTCGACAGAACTCAAAAGCACTATTGCGAATCCAGGAAAGTCTATTACTTAGAAGACTTGAGTGTTGGATAGCAAGTGAAACGCGGGATCTTACAAAATCGCTGGGAGTAGCGACTACTTGCTTTGTAACGGATGAAATCAGCTTAACTAAGAATTTGCTTGTTTACACTGCTACCACTGTGGCCAGTCATAGTCAAGAGATGTGGAGTAAATGCTATGAGGTATTAGCTAAGTACGCCACGTCTCGTGGCTGCAAGAATATTATTGCATACTCAGAACTGCCAGAAGTAATATCACTCGTAGAGCGGATAGGTGGAAATTGTAACTGGCGAATTTTGTATTTTCCATTAGATTAAGGAGAACTAATATGAGTGGGGGCGGGGGCGGTAGCAGCGGCCAAGTAAGTTATCCAGACTATTTACAAACCTTTCATCGTAACGTACTAAATCACGACGGTGGCACGCTCATTACGCGCTCGTATGCCGATGCGCATAATACTACCGTTGGATTAAATCCGTTTGATGACGCACTCGCATATGATCCTGCAGATCAAGTAACAGAAGTAGAAAGCATTTTTAGCGTAGCTAACACCGCCATCAATGAGTTTAGCAATATTACTACATTCAATGCCGCATTCAATGCAGCAATAGTATTATTAACTTTAGATGTTTCGCCACTTGAATCAGCAACTGCAGACACCGTAACATTAGATAGTGTTATTGCAACGAGCGTTACGCCGGATACGGCAACGGCTGATTCGGCTGTAGCTGATACAACCACACTAAGTGTCGCTGTAGCAGATACTGCAGCTGTAGCGAATATCTACGTACCTAGCACTATAACAGCTACTCCTATTGTTCCTGACTCAATGGACATAGACGAAACAGCACTTGCAGATGACGTAGCAGCATATGCAGCTATACTAAAAGATAACTTAGATAATGTCGTGTTACCTCAGTACAAGGCAGGGATGCTCAATATTAATGCCATTACAACAAGTGCATTTGTAATCGGTGAAGCATTACTTTATGCTATGTACGACAGAGATGTAGCACGTTATGCAGCTGAACAACGCACGAAGTATTTACTTGCTCAGGATCAAATTAACGCACAATTCTTGCTTGCGACAAGTGGTCAGAATGCACAGCTACAAGTAGCAGAACTTAATGCAAATGCTGAATTCATACGCCAAGCAAATACACTTAATGCAGCCGAGAATCTTGCAGTACGTGATGAGACAAAGACCTACAAAGTTGCAGCAAGTGATCAGAACGCACGATTCAAGCTGGCAAATACGAGTGAAACAGTACAACTTAAAATGGCCGCCAGTGAGCAAAATACGCGATTCAAACTTGCCGCAAGTAATCAAACTACACAATTTAAGCTATCAGCCGGAGATCATAACACACAACTAACAATTGCCGCTAGTGAACATAACGCCAGATTCAAGCTGAGTTTCCAGGATAATACAGTAAAGCTCAAACTTGCTGCCAGTGATCAGAATATGCGCTTCAAGCTACAAAAGAACGAGATTGATGGAAACTTTAAGATTAACCGATGGAAGAACGCAATAGTTGCAGCTGGTGAAATGTCGCGCTTGGCCACCACTAAACTTGAGCTGCAACGTGGGCTTGTTGATGGTGCGGTAAAAAGTAGTGCTTTCATTGTACTAGCACGTAAAGAAGAATCAGATGAAAACTTAAAGATACTCGAGCATGCTTCTACGTGGGAAATTGATCTATTTCAAAAAGCAGCTAACTTAATGGCAAGTATAAGTGGTGGTACGGCACCAAGTGCGAAGCGTCCTAGTCAAGCAGTTAGTGCATTATCAGGAGCATTAAGTGGTGCTGCAACGGGCGCGGCAGTAGGAAGTGCATTTCCTGGCTACGGTACAGCAATAGGAGCAGTTGCAGGTGCTGTATTAGGTGGTGTTGGTGGATACTTGCAATAATTTACTTTGGTTAATTTTTAACCACAGCAACGAGGTTAAGTAATGGCAACAACTGGTATATTTGGTGGTATGAATGAGTGGCTCAAGAAGCCAGAGAATCAACTCCTACTCGCAGGTGCTGGACAAAAGCTCGATCCACAAGGAGTAGGTGGTGCACTTGGTGGAGCAACTGGTGCTTATTTACAGTCAAATATTGCAGCTGAACGTGCTCAGAAGCAAGAAGCCTCACAAAATGAGCAACGTAAAATGCTCACTGATGTTCTAGCTAGAATGGCAGATCCTAATGGTAATGCTCTTACACCTAAGGGCCAGCCTGGGCCTACTAGTGTGAGCGCTAATCCAGATGGCAGCTTAAAAATACTTGCAGATGTAGGCCCTGGATCAACAGCAAATCAACTCGCTACGCCTACAGTTGCAGATCCTCAAACTCCAGCTGCACCTAATACTGCTGTGAGTCCTGCTGGTGCTAATATGCTTAACCAAGGAACGCAGGAAACACCGCTTACTTTACCAGGCACAACTGTTACTGCTCAACGCGAGCCTCCAGTTCAAGTTGCTCAAGCTCAGCCTACTAAACAACCCTTCGACATAAGGAGTGTAATCCCTTTTTACTAAACCCAGGCAGTGGAGGTGGCTCACTACGTGGGTTAAGTCCTGAACAAATAGCCACAGTTCTACAAACTGAAAATCAAGGCGAGAAACTACGACTTGAATCAGTCGCGAACATTATTCAAGGCGCAGATGTAGAGAGTCAAATTGCTTATCGTCAGGCAACTGGAGAACTGAACCGTGCACAAGCTGATAACTTACGTGCACAGCAACCACATGTTGCGGAAAAGATGCTAGCTGAAATCGAGAACCAAAAATCATCAACTGCATATCACCGTGCACAAACAGCACGTACTGAGAAACTTACTCCTGCAGAGCTTGCAAGAGAGCAAGCAGCAACACGTGCAAGTGATGCTCTCACAACGCAGCGTACCGAAATGCTTGCTTATGAGAAGCGTCAGGCTGATGCTAATATAGAGCAGAGTCTTGCAGCAGCCGGTGCATCTAATGTAAGTGCTGCACGTATACGTAATCTATACCCGAAAGAGATTGAGCTACTTGATAAGCAGATGGACGAATACGTAAAGATGAAGGTGGATGGTAAGGAGTTCAGTGCTAAGGGTATGGACCTTATCAAAGAACGTACTGATATTATTGAGAAACTTATTACACGCGAGAAAGATAAAGCTGCAAATATTCGCCAGTTGCGTTTAGATGACCAAAAAGCCCTCAAGGAATCGAGTGAAGCTGAAGTAAAGCTCAAGACTCTCGCTGAAGGTCCTTATCCACTGAAGCCTGAAGAAATTACGCCAATAGCTGACTTACACCACGCACTATCAAAGAAAGGATATGTATATATACTTGAGCCTGATCCGTATGCATGGCAAAGTAAAGGCGAGACAAGTTATCGCAAGCTAACTCCAATTTCCTTACCTAAAGTTGACGGTCATCAGTATACTGCACAAGAAGTATACGACAAAGCTACTCTTCGTGGCATGTCCACACAGGAGTACATGGAGAAAGTATTTTATCCAGGCCTACGTCAAGCTGTTCCTTGGTACGTTACATCAGAACCTAAATAATTATAGGAGATTAGTATGCTCGTACTTCTCGTATTTCTATTATTTGCTGGCACCGCCAGTGCTGGTCAGACCTATCACGTAAGAGCAAATGGTGACGACACACGCTGTGCTGGCGATTCACAGTGTCCATGGAAAACACTTGCTCATGCCGTACTAAAAGCACGTGCAGGCGATACGGTACTCATTGGTCCTGGAAGATTCAGTGAACGACTACACTTCCAGAGACGCGGTAATTTGTTTCACTCAATTACATACCGTGGCACTCGTGGAGCTAAAGGCGAGTACGAGACTATAATAGATGGATCAACTCCGGTAGCAAGTGAGTGGCAAGATGCTGGGGATGGTATCTACAAAACTCAGCTGGGCTATGATCCTAAGGCAATGAGTGCTCAAGGTTACGGCATTTGGCGCTGTGGCTATGACTCTATTGAGTCAGGACGGTGCCAGGAAGTAATGGCGTACTCAAGTGATAAGGAAATTAATACTAACTCTGGTGGTCCTGTTAAGTTCTGGGATGGCATAGAAGCACTATTCAGGTATCAGGATGGCTGGACATATTTACGATTTAGGAACCGGGAGCATCCACGTGATATGCAAGTACGGGCAGCGCCATCAGGTGGAGCTATTACTATAAACAACGCTGGCACAATACTCGAACATGTTAAAGTAGTAGGTGGCCAGTACGCAGTACGTGTAGCAGAAGGTGCACACGGTACAGTAATTCAAGATTCCTATTTATCACACGGCAAGCATCGAGTTCTCATTGAAGGCGGAGCTGAAGGCACTATTATACGTCGTAACATTCTTACCTATGACGGAATTGGCTTTCGTGATCCAGCTTTACCTGCAGGTGACTGGAATAATACTTCTTATGCACGTCTTATAAATAGACGTCGTTATGACGAGAACAAGTTTCTTATTGGTGACACGGAAACTGACGACAGTTCTATTGAGTTTAGAAATGACAGCAACACAATCGTTACTCAAAATATCATACGTGACAGTGTAGCTGGAATTACCTTCCATGGAAGTACTACTAATGCCGACGTATCTTATAATCAGATCATACGCCACTCAGATAACTGCGTGTACATAAATGCTGATTGGGCTAGCGTAAACTTTCACCACAATTTATTAGCTGATTGCGATCACTTAATGCGCTTCCAGTCAACTCAAAGGAACATGAAGTGGTCAGTATATGCAAATAGCTTCTGGCAGCCACCAGGAACTGGCAAGCACATCTTCATGAACGGACCAGATCATCAGCCAAATGATTCAGTAATTGCTATTTACCAGAATTCGCATGCAGGTACGGGATGGGCTGTAGATGTAGGCAGTGATGGACAGCATATAAGTTTACCATTTGTATACGTTGGTAATATGCTTATGTCAGTAGATGATATTTCAAGCTGGGGCGACGTAAGTTGGGGCACAATGGAAGGAATTTATAGGGACTCATTATGGTACGGAACTACAAGCGTACCTGATTTTAAGCTGCCGTCAAATAGCGGCGCAGTAAATAGTGCACAAATGCTTAGTGATGCTCCGGGAATGACTGAGCAATATTATGTAGATAATCAGCCAGACTACGGCTCCACTCAAGGAGGACAAGGAATTTCTACTCCTCCACCTCCAACGCCGACTGATGATACTACTCCACCAACAGTGCAGATAACTACTCCATTATCAGGAGCACGAATATCAGGAAGTGTGCCCGTATCAGCAAGAGCTAGTGACAACAAGCGTATTGCAGGAGTACAATTTACACTTGATGATCAGCCGCTAGGAAGTGAGCAGTGCTGTACGAGTGTGGATATAACGGTGGATAGTACGAAGATAAGTGACGGTCGGCATATACTAAAAGCAGTAGCCAGAGATGAAGCAGGAAACAGAACTACATCAGCACCAGTTGAGATAATAGTAGCCAATGGTACGACGCCACCGCCGACTTCAACAGGACTTAATTGTACGGGTGATTTGTTAGCAGCAGGTAAAATAGCACTCAATTGTGTACCTAAATAATTGAACTGTTCCGCGTAGCACGCAGGATGCCGCAGGACGGGGAGCTGGTCCACGGAGCGCTTCGCTTTTACCCATAAGAAGATTACTCGATATCGGAACTTGTTGGCGACTGGAAAAAAGTACCGCGCGTTTAGCTTGGCCCAACACCGATAAGTTTCAGCTCAGAGGTAGCTCATGAGGACTTTACTATGGTTAAAATTTAACCAAAGGAACAGCGTAAAACTGTGGTGCCGAGCAACGCGAGGTGCTAGACTCTCTTCTACTTCCCGCGCCCCAGGCATTTCTCCGAAGAGGCCAACTCCCTTACGAAACGAAAGGAGGTTCTGTCAAGTTTGCCCCGTAGGGGACGTGCGGTAGCACGACTTGACAGGTTCTCCTGTAGTGGAGATAATCCCTTGGCCTCGAAGGAAAATGACTGCTTGCGCTATGCACGGAGATTAAAGTAAATGGCAACTAATGCAATAGACGTAGGACGTTACTTATTACAAGGTGACGAATCTGAACAGGAGATGCTGAAAGCTCTTGGCTTAAATCTTCCATCTGCTACTACTCAAGCTACTCCTGTCAAGCCAGACCTTGAAGAAGCTTTACTTAATCACTATAATCGTACCGCACCTCAAGGAGCAACTCCACTTGGTGCTAATGAATTACCTGAACCAATACAGCAAAATCTACCGCCTTCAACCATACGTGAAAGAAGAATACCTACGCCATTTGGTGCTTTGGATGTAAGCGGAATTAAAGCACCTGATATATCTGGCTACTTAAATTCATTCTTTCAGCCGAGTGCTCCTGCAGCTCCTACTGCTCCTCAAGCTTACACAAGCAAGCGTGATTTGCCACGTACACCAATTACTGAAACTACGGCTCCAACTATTCCTAGTACTCAAACTCCTCCAGTAATTCCTGCAATACCACGCGCTGAAATTGCTCCTACTCCTAGTGTTGATCAACCTAGTGGACTTTATAATACCTTACAAAAACATGCTTCTTTTGTGCGTGATGTGCTTGAGGGTGGTGGTACGCTAATCTCTGATCTTGCAACTGGTGGTTTCGGTGCCGCACTAAAAGTAAGTGATGTATTGAATGCTACGGTAGCTCGCTTTGCCAGTGGTAAGCCATTTACTGGACAGCCAGAAAGTCCTACTTTCTATAGAGACTTACTTAAGAAGTCAGATAGTATAGTATCAAATATTACTTACGATCCCAAATCTGATATTGCTAAGAATGTACGTGGAGCTACTGGTAAAGTCTTTGAGGTGTTTCACGACATAGCTGCACTTCCTGCAAAAGCACTGACAGCTGGAGGTATTATAGATGAGGATACAGCTGCAGTGGTTGGATTTGCCACAGAATTATACCTTTTTTATAAGCTTGATCGTGGAGTACGTGATGCAGCTCCAGAACTTAGATCAAAGATAGCTAACTTAAAGGAGAAGTTTTCTAAGGGGGATGCAACTGAAGCTAGAACTGCAGCAGAAGATCTTGCAGATGCAGCATCAAAGAATCCTAATCTTGATGGCGCAATGAATGAAGCGCGTGGTAAGTTTAGGGATGAAGGTGACGCAGCTGCCGGAGCTGGTCGTGGGCCCGTTGGTCCAACTCCTGGAGGTCCAACTCCATCTGGTATGTACTATGATCCAGCGGATATAGCAGCTTATACTTCTAGAATACAGAACTTTGCGGATCAATTCAAACGTGATAATCCAAATGCTTCAGTTAGAGACTTGCGTGATGCGCTTGATAATATACCTAAGCCAGAACCGAAGCCAATGCCGCAACCTGAACAAGCTGCCAGACAATCAACTTCTACTACTGAAGCTCCATCTGCTCCTGCTGAACCTACACGTCCTATGCCTGAAGCTACTATTCCACCAGGAGAGATGGTAGTAAGACCTACTGTAGAAACTACTGCTCCGCCTGCTACTCCTGTACGTGATCCATTAGCTGAGGCTAGAGCTGTGGCCTCACCACCAACACAAAGAACTACTGTAGATGACGTAATTTCTGGACGTGCAACTCCAACTTCTGATTTGCGTACTCGATCACCCGAGTCCATGACTGCTGAAATACAAAGTATGGTTGAACGCGTAGGCTCATCAGCTGATGAAGCAGTACTCACAATCAACTCACAAATAAGTCGTGGTATTAATGCCACTGAAGCAGCACGTGTATTGAGTGGGCGTATAGGAATACCAACAGAACAAGCTAATAGAATTGCTGAATTTGTGCAAGAAATACGTGAGCGTGGTACACTAGGACGACTTGTAGATCAAGCACCAATTACTCCAAGTGAAGTAGCAGCTGCTATACCTCCCGAAGTTGCTCCAGCACCAACTTTAGGGGACGCATCCGTAGCAGCTGCTGCACCTATAATCCAAGCTACTTCAACAAGCCCAGTTCCAACTAGCATAGAAACTCCTGTACCTGCAGTAGTTACGCCTGAAGTAACCAGGCCAGCTACTCCTACTGAAGTTGCTCCTGAAATACGCGAATTAGTTGAAAGTGGAAAGTTAGCTGAACTTAAAGCACTTGCACGTGAAGCTGCAGGCAAACAGCCATTTTATGTAGGACTCAGGCGCTTAGGATTTATGCCAGAGGAAATGAGTGTACTTGAGCCACAACTCAAGAAAGTACGTGCAGCTAAAGCACCTGCAAAGCCAGCTGTGCAAACTGTAGCTACTGAAGCGGCACTAGAGTCAATGCCAGCTGGAACTGAAGTAGAAATTCCAGCACCTGCTGAGCCAGTAGTAGATACTTCACCTGCAATTGAGAAGCCAAAACGTAAACGTAGGATAGTGAAAGCTCCAGAATCTCCAGTGACTGACACACCGACGGTTACTGAGATCACTGCTAGTGCAGGAGCAGCTACGTCCCCTGCTCCTGTCAGCAGTGGTGATGCACGCTATTATAGGCCAGCTAATATGGATGATCTCGGTGCAACAGCTCGAGTTGGTAAGATGGAAGGTGAGCCACTTGAATCAGCTGAGCCACAAAGATTCCCTGTGCAACTTAGATTTCCTGCTTCTCAACTACGTAGCGAAGGCTTTGGTAGTGCAAAGCAAGGTGCTAAGCCTGATGCTATATTCGTCGATACTGCTGGTATGAATACTTCTACTAGACTCTCAGATATTGAGGCGCAAGAATCGCGTGGTCGAATGAGTAAAGAAGTTGCCGATGCTTTGAGGGCTAATTTACAGCGGCAATCTGACTTAACTGGATTACCGCTAACAGAAGCTCATACTTTCACAGGCCAGCAATTAATGAAAGAGGCGACCAATCTTGCTGCTGAAACAGGTATTGATTTGTACGTAAAGAAAGGTAAGAGCTATGAACTCGTGCCTAAAGATGTAGTAAAGACTGATGCTAGAATTAACTCTGGTGATGATCTTAAGCCAACTGTTATTTCTAATGATGCCGCTGGTGCGTATGTAGAGAGTAAGACCAGTGATATTGGCCCTGAAACTGTGCGGATGATTCGTGAAGCTGTAGAGATGGGAATAGATATCACTGATACTTTGCCTCCTGAATTAATACCGCACTACAAGGATATGCTAGAACGTGACCGTGCAGGAATTGATACTTCTGAACGTCGTTCTCCTGAAGATATAGCAATAGACGTAGAGACAATTACGGAAGAATTTAACGATATTAAAGGAGCGAAAGGTCCGCGCTTACGTGGTGTAGGTAGAGGTAGACGTAGCCCACTCTCTAATGAAGGTGGCTTTATTGATATTTCAGCAATAAGTGATGCTGCGCGTATGGCAGCTCAGCGCCTACAAGCTGATATGCGTAAGTTAGGTAAAGGCGTAAAAGAATTCCTGTTTGGTGCACGTCCTGAAGATGTAGCAATATTTGAGAAGTATTTAGAGCGGATTAATAATCCAGCGCCACCTGATTCTACTAATCCAGCTAATATGCGCTTCGATCCAACTAACTCAATTCCTGGAGATCGTATAGTTAAGCAACGTGTGGTAAGCAAGAAACTTAACTTGAAGGCTCCCCCATTATGGCAAAGTGAAGTGACTGCACTACAAAATGCTAAGGATATTAAGCCGGGTGGAAGCGTAACTAGCTTACAGCTTCCTTATTGGCAGCACCGTAAGGCAGATACTCAGTTCATTTACTATGCTTATCGAACAGCACAAAAGAACGTAGATGCTGCACGCAATGATTTGCACGCAGATATGCAAGAACTTAGCCGAGGATTTAGTACAAAATCACTAGAGAATATTGGTGCTAATGGATACCAGCGTCAAGGACCAGACGGACAACGAATACTTACGTACAACAAAGTAACACCAATGCCTTTGAGTCCAGCTGAGAAAAGACTTCAAGCAAATATAGATGGTATTTATGCTGATTTTTGGGTCAGAATCAATGAAGAGCGCATAGCCACAGGTAGAGAGGCACTACCTGCAATAGATAACTACCAAACATTCGCACGTACACAATCGTTGCTTAATCACCTTAATATGGGATCGAACTTAATTACGGATAGCGTAGCTGATATTATGGCGAAGTATGCAAAGTACAAGTCAACAAACTTTCCATATACAGCATTACGCAAAGGCGCAGTGTATAGTGCTGAAATGAATGCACTTAAAATACTTGACACTTATGCACAAAGTGCATTAAAGGAGATTCACCTAGGTCCTTTTATTGGTAAGCTACATGAGTTAATAGAACAAAAATTACCTGATCCTGTAACGGGTGCAGAGACGTGGTTACTTAAGGAAGAGAAGCCCGGACTTTATACTGAGCTCAGGAGATGGAATGATTATTTAGCAACTGGCTCAAACTTTGATGTGCCTGAGGTAGCACGTTACTGGCTTAATATAGCTAATCGCAATTTAGGTTATGCAATGCTTTCATTTGGCTTACGTTCAGGCGCAGTGCAGATAAGTACCTTACGTAATACCTACCAATCACTAGGAGCACCAGCTACCGTAAATGGTGCTTTTTCACATCTCATGGACATAGTAAGTGGAGGTAAACAGTGGGATTTTGCACTAAAGAATAGTCACGTACTTAACTCACGTAAGTTTGTGGATGCTTACAATTCGGCAGCTTCAGCTGTAATCGGACGTAATCCGCGTGATTTTATGCGTGCGGTATCACGTGGTCAAATAGGAGAAATACAGCAGCTAATTGGTGGCCTGGGCATGAAGTTTATGGAAATACCTGATATGCAAGCAGCACTAATGAGCTGGAACGCAGGCTATAAGCATGCAACTAAGAAATTAGGTTATAATCATAAGGATGCCGTACGCTTCTCAGATGACCTGGTTGTACGTACTCAAGGTTCTACTATGCCTGGCGACTTAGCAGGTGTGCAGCGTAATGCAATAGGTAAAGCACTTACTCAATTTCAGACCTTTGCCATTAGTGATTGGAACTTCCTCACAAATGAAGTATTCGGTAAGCAGCAAGGAATCAGCACGCGGCAAATGATCGTAAACATTATGCGCTTCACATTCGCAACTCAAACAATTAACGAGTTGTATCGAATGCTACATATTCAAACTCCATTTCCTGAGTTAGTACGAGACTTTAAGAAAGGAGTACTCTCTGGATTATCTAATTTAATTGAGCCAATTCCAATACTCAGTTCAACACGTTATGGTAGAGGTATAGGTGGTCCACTAATTGAAACAGGACGTGATCTAACACGTGCAATACGTAGTGATCCAATGGCACCTAATTGGAAGGAGCCAGCAGCAGCACTTGCAGGAGTACCAGGAACGAGACAAGCTAGTAAATACTTACGTGCACAGAAGCGAGGTGAGACAGCATATGATTCGCTAATGGGATGGTACGAGCAGGAAGGTCCTAGACGCGAGACTCTTGGAATAAGAGAACATAGTAGAAGAACTCGATAAGTGTAGTTGCGCGAACATCTCGCGCATCGGAGTAAACCACGCATGCTTACGCATGCCGGGACCGCGTCACTTACGGCAACATTCACTGGCATAAGATTAGCTGATGAGTCCACCGCAGAAAGTCATCCTTCCAAGTGATACCTCGGTTGATACTCCTATCATTGAGCATCGAAGATACTGTTGGCGACGGATAGGTGCAGCACCGAGATTGCTGATTAGCCGTTCAGTCGTACAATAACACTGATTTGTGAGTGCCATACGACGCAGCTTGGAGGATTGAGCATCGCCAATTGCTTTGGTTGAATTTTAACCGCAGCAAAGTAAGATGCTGTTATGCCACAGTCAGTAGTGCTCCGACTCATACCTAGGCTTCCGCTTATAAGGCGCAGCGAGAGTTCCCACACAAGCATCACAAACGGCTTATGTGGGCCGCTGACCATTCTTGTGCTAACGGGCCGGTTAGGCTTATTCTAGAAACCTCCTATCCCTGCCGTAGGCATAGTAACGGTGCCGGTGGATGCGTCAGCATCCTGCTCCCTTCTTGGCGTGAGCATCACGCAATAATCCTAATCCATAAACGTAATCAAAAACACTGCTATTAGCACAAGTCCTATAAATGCTGCTAATTGCTCCATTTAGTTCACCTGATCACTTTGTTGTGGACCTTTGCCAAAGTCCGGATTAACGTGTACTTTCTTTGTTATAGGTGCATAATTGAGCACTCCCATTAACTCTAGTGTTTCTACCATTTTCATCAAGTGAAATTGTGTCGTATCATGTGAGAATCTATTCATAAGGTAACGTAAAGTTACTTCTTTATGCCTTAATATTTCCTCCATTACAGCAGGTAAAATCTCTGCGTAATCACTTCTACCTACACCACTAAGTGCTCGCATCATTGGTACTTCAGCTTCATCTAGCATATCAACCGCTCGTATAAAATCCTCTTTTCGTAGTTTCATTTCATCACTGCGAGCTGCACTAAGAATCATACTCAGTTTCGTTGCCGTGCTAGTTTTCCTACTATAGTACGCTGCGAATCTCGCATCTTGTATCACTTGTGTATCTTGCGATTGACTTACGTACCATTCAGTACGTACTTCTACATACTCATTTGTTGCACGGAATTGTCCACCTAATAATGATATCTCTTCCAAATCAGCTGTTAGCTTTTGCTTAAGTTCTAGATTCTCAACAGGAACCGGCACAGTTTTACCTCGCTTATCAGCATAAATGAACAGTACTCTACTCGCAAATCCGCCACCTATAGCTTCAGGTGGTAATGCAGCTTGAATTTGCTCCGGTGTTGTTGCCGCTAGTATATTAAGCCACGCACCTGTTACTTCAAATTGCCCACTTCCTTTTGTCCTGTAAGACCACGTATCTGCGCAGTCATACAAATCAGTCAAATCAGCAAGGAATTGTGAGTTCCTGTATCCAATAAACACTGTTAATTCCTTACTGAACACCGTAAGTGAACAGTGATTCATAAACTTACCAGCATCAAACTGTGTTGTAGTTAGACAACTACTAAGTTCTTTAATGAAGTGCTCGGGTGTTAGTCTATCTGCAGACAGCTTCAAATTAAGTGGTCTTAATATACTATATCCCGAAGCCATTGCTGTACCTTTACGTGGTTCTCCTGGAGGACCCGTAAGAACAATGTAGAGATTTGGGTACCAAGTTTGTGAGCCCCAATGCAAGTAGCACTTCCTTTGTAGTGCGGCAGCAAGTACGCTTACTCCTACCCACTTACGATACAGCTCACATGGTTCAGTTTCATCTGTGAAGTACATGTAAGCATCCAACCAATCACCTAATTGTCTACTCATTATACATCCTTTTCATAAATACTAGATTAGCAGTAGCTTCTTCGATAAGCTCATTGAGAGCCTCTTTCTCAAACTGATTCAATAATCGTAGCGTCAAATCCTTATTAAAGAGCAGTGGTGTATAACACTCAATACACAGAGTTAGATCATCTTCTTGAGGCTGAGCAGTATCAGATGGATTCTTTCCTTTCTGTGCTACAGCATTTAGTGTGTAATTGCACACTGGACATTTAGCTTCAGGCATGAGCTGGAAACCTTCAGGTGTTCTTGGCATGGCTATAACCCCAAAGTTAAAATTGCATCTTGTAAATACGCCTCTAATACATACGGATCATTGCTGAACTTGTTTCCTTTCAACTCTATACCTAAGTTCTTATTAAGGCACGTGTTGACTACTAGATCAGTAGGTACTATAAACTCTGATCTACCAAATCTCAGCGGTTGCTCTAACGAATTCTTAATCGCAATTAATATCCTCGCATGATCAAGTATTGGCAAATGCAGCGGAACTTGCACACTCACCGAATCGTGTACTTGTGTTAGTAGTTCTACATGCTTAAAAAGTTCATCCGAATTATAATAGATAAAGTTAAGTCCGTACTCATTTACTAAATCTCCACACGTGCCCTGAGGAATACATGAATAAGCTTCGTTAAGTAACTTCTCTCCATACTTACCAAGGAACGTGACCTTTCTTCCGTATAAATTAGTAAGTGTTCGAGTCGACTTTAGACAATCTTCTACGTACTTCCAGTATCCTCCTTTAAGGCCTGGATAAGCTGCGTGATAGCGCTCATAAATGTACCTAGCTTGTCGTTCGGGAATTTCGTATAGGAGACTAAATGACTTGTACCCAAAACCATAATTAAAACCGTGATTGGCTCGCTTGGCCCAATCTCGCTCACTGTAAGTTCCATTTCCGATCGTACTTGATCCAGGTATATTACTGACCTCATCATACTGCTTATCAAATATGAGTGACCCTGTTTGTCGGTGAATATCCAGCCCTCGTTCATATACTTCTTTCATTTGCGTGATATTGCCAACGTATGCCACAATTCGTGATTCAATTTGCGACATATCTAACGAGTAAATTACGTACCCAGGATCAGCTATGTAGTAGCTAAGTACATCATGAGGTACGTTCTGTAAATTTGCTCCAGTGCCGAAGATATTAGCACTAGAACTAATTCTGCTAAATCTTGTGCCAACTGGGTTGTATGAGCATCTCATTCTACCATCAGAGTCTACGTTCTGGACGTTGAGAAATGTTGATGCTTTCTTTTGCAGGCGTCTAACCTCAAGTATTAAACTGGCCTCTTTAAATCCCTTATTTGCTATTCGTGTAAGCGCCTCCTCATCTACAGTAGGCTTGCCTTGCTTGTTCAGATACGGATCAACTTTACGTTCTGTATAGAAGTACTCGCATACTTGCTTAGGACTAGCTAAGTTGAACGTCTTACCAATTATGCTATATACTTGTTGCGTTAATTCATCAGCTTCAAGTTGAGCATTCTTTGACGCGTGTTCCATTCCTTCTATATCTATCCTTATTCCACGCTCCATCATATAGCTGAGTGGTGCAACTAACCTCACCTGACGTTCGTATGCGTCGTAATTGCTACGCTCTTCTAATTCAGCTAATTGTTTCGGGAATGAATCAGCACAAGCAATGCTATCTAGACAGTTATATTTCCATCCCTTATCATATTCACCTATTCCTTTTAGCCATAACTTTCCGTCCATTTTATAGTATGGTATATCCGTCCACATTGCAGTAATAAACTGAAGTGCTTTTCCTTTGTACGTTTTGCCACCGAAATCTGGATAGAGAATATGTTGAGCAATCATTGTATCTGCTACAATATTACGCGTGCGAATGCCGTACTTGCGTAATAAATAGTGTGAATCAAATACGATATTTTGTCCGCCTTTCATCCAATCACTATTAGACAGCAAATCCTCGATACTCAACATCAGTTTGTACTCTTGCTCAGCACTGAAGTAATCACCGCTTGCATTTACGAACGGAATACACAGCACGTCGATCTCGCTGATCGCAAAGCTAATGCAACTTAGCTCTTGAGTCTTTGGAGTTAGCTCAATATCATAGTATACAATTCCGCCATTACGTGCATGAGCTTTACACTCCTCGAGCCAGGACAAGCAATCATAGTAGCTTGGTTGAGTACGTAGTTTTCTATCAGTTAAACGAATTTCAGGAAATTCACACTCAGCTTTAACCTTCTTAAAGTCAATAGTTATTAAATACTTCGCGAGATACGCAGCAGGATTCGCCAGCACCTTTTCATCAGTATAAATTGCAGGATGCAGAGTAGGTATGACTTTCCTACCAGGAATGAGAGTTGATTCAATGATACTACCACGCCACGCGTTAATACCAACTCTACCAGTAAGAGCGAATAACGCAGTGTTTCCCATAGGTACAATAATGTTCGCCTTACTTTCCATAAGCTCATCACGAAGCACCTCTAAATACTGTTGGCCTAACCGAGTTGTATTAGCGCGACCATTTACTCCTGGCTTAATATCAAAGTAACGATTAAGCTCAAACTCGACATCCTTAATAACATTCGTTAGATAACAACTTCCACGAGTAATGCGCGCATTTTGCAGGCATTCATTGAGATTTCTTCCAGCTGGACCCATAAAGGGCTTACCATAGCGTACTTCATACTTAGCTGGCTGCTCGCCAACAAGTGCTATTTTACTACTTAGTAATCCGTCTGGTCCTACTAAGTTTGGCATTTTTTCTCCTTTCACGCACTGCTATTCTATGGCACTCTCTACAGCATCGTACTACGTATCCATCAACACTTAGATAAGAGTACGTATTCTCAGGAGTTTTTTCATGTCCTCTCACACAATGAGTTTTCTTCTTTGCTCCTCTCTTATTGGAAGTTATTTTAATTTGAGACCCAGCAATTTCTTGCAACTCAAGTACTAACTTCTCATCCGTTTCTCCATAGCATATTATTATAAGCATATCTCCTGATTGCCTTAATTTAACACTTATTATATCACCGCCTTTCAATACAAGCACATCATTCTCGGTTATTCCAAAGAAGAAATCATTACCTACTTGTGCTCGTATCATTTTGCTCCTATCTATTGAATAAGCCTATTAATATAGGCATCATGGAAGTTTGAACTTAAGTCATAGCCAATTGCTTTATGGCCAAGCTGGAATGCACTTTCTAATGTAACTCCGCTTCCGGCAAATGGCACTAGAATATTAGAGTGCGGCCATACAAAAGTGTCAATAATCTCTTGCATAAGAGCCGGTGGTCTTTCGGTTGGATGAATACGTTGTGATGATGGCACTCCCTGAAAGTCGAATACATTTGCACGACCTTGCTTACGTATTTGTGCACTTCCACGTCTGCCGTACACGAACATCTCGTACGCATTGCCTAAGTTAGTAGCCATACCTTGTGCCTGCCCCTGCGAGTTACCTTTCTTCCATATAGCAGGAATCTTACACGTCTCAAACTTCGCACGTTGCATAGAACTGATAACACGTGCAATATGCTCTGGTCCACACCAGATGATAATATAGCTGTTATCAGCAGCAAGTCTATAGCACTCATCACACAGCTTATTCAAAAACGCCAAATAATCTACGTTACTAATTTCCTTATAATCATGCTGGAGACTTGGGTCGCTTTCGCCATCAGCACGCTGTTCTTGTAGGTCAATTCCGTACGGTGGATCACACTCAATAAAACTAAACTGTCCAGGCTGGAGTGTATTATCAAAGAAATCACCCACGACATATGCTGAGAGTGGATCATCCGGACTTGTCATACGACCAGAAAGTACTGCATCATTACGTGCTTCAGCTACGGCAACTTTATTCGTCATTACATTCGTGAATCGTGCAAGCTTCTTCATTGCCGCTGCTTTATTCTTCTCCTTATCAAGTTCAAGTTCAGGAAGAACACGCATAGCTTCAGCTAATTTCATATCCTGCAAAACTGTGGCGTGGCTTACACCTAATGCTCGAGCAGTATCTCTAACTGAGTGCCCAGGAGCATCAGGAGCACGTGCTATCTTCTCGCCGTGAATTTGAACTAGTGTTAAATGCAGGCGCTCTTTCATTTTCACTTCTTCATCATAGTTCAAATTCAATCTGTCAAGATTCTCGAATAGTTCTATAGCAGCAAGCTCAAGATCAGACGTCGGCTTGTTGTAAATACGGCAGGTTATTTCTGTCCATTTTAGTGCAGTACAAGCCATAAATCGTCTACCACCAGCGACAAGCTTGTATGGAGGTTCTCCATTAGGTGAGTACACAGCAATAGGATGAATTAATCCGTGCTTGTCTATTGAGGTCATCAAATCCTGAATGATTCCGTAGGCTTGACGACCACGTGTATCCATTGAGGCATTAATCTGCTCCATAGGAACAACGCGCAAAATACCGAGATTCATTGTAGGCATTTAGAGTAGCTCCTTTTGCATCTTTGCAGCTAGAGTATAATAGAGATCAGCTAATTGTTTTTCACTTAGATTAGCTATAACAGATTCAGGTGGCAAATTACGTTTGTTGGTTACTTTCTCTTTAGCAGGTCTTTCTGGTACACTTCTCCTACGTAAGCGCATCTCTAGTATGAGATTCATACCTTGCTCTGGTGAGAGCTTTGATAGAGGAGTAATTGCTAGATCATCGAGAGTTGCCATTTATTCGTTCTCATCTAACCAGGCATAGAAATCGGCGTTTTCGAGACGCTCTTCGTAACGCGCCTTTATTAGCTCAAATAATTCATTCTCTTGTTCCTCAGTTAGTTCATCGAGGAATTCCTCAAAGCTAATTTTCTCCATAGAATTAATATTCCTTTGCGCGAATGACTCGCGCTCGGAGCCCATTCATCCAACGGGTTACACCTAACTAAGCGATGGAGCACAGATAGATGCTTGCGCGACCGAAGAAGAGTTGTTGACACGGAAACAAAGTTGCCCCACGGAAGCACCGATAAGCCACTCACGGGTACCTGTAGCGTCGACTCGTTCCTTTGGTTAAAATCTAACCGTAGCACTATTCATTAGCCTCTCGTATATAGTCCTGCACTCTCCTCCTATAACTTACCTGTCCATTAAGCAGTGCAAATATAAAGTATTGTCCATACTCATCCAACATAACGATTGCATCATCTACTATTACAGAGAACACTCTCTTTAGCATCCCATGATCCAGGTGCGACTTCAGCTTATTGTATTGCTCATCTGTAACCTCAAAGGTGATGCGGTGAGTGTAGGGCCTAGTCATAGCATCTAACCGCTCCTTTGGTTAAAGTTTAACCGAAGCAAGGTTTATTCCGCGGTCTAACAAGTGTTGAGGCACGCTCGATGCCCTCACTGAATCTCCGTTGCTGCTAGAGCGCAGGTTTTCCACCGTCGCCAACACGCTTTTTCGCATTTATTTCTGAGCTTCTTTCTCTCAGTAAAAGCTGTCGGTGGCCTTCCTAGGGACCACCGATCAGCAACTAATACGCCTTAATGGACTGCGTGCCGACCTACGGAATCGCGGCAACGCTGCCGCAACAGTTTAATTACTGTTGCTTCAAGAACCTATTTACCTCGTTAGTGTCACCATACTTGGCATCATTCCTAACACCAAGTATAGCCCAACCTTCACGTCCAAGCCACTCGCTTGTATCATTAGAGGCACTTTTGTCTATCTCAAATGCCTCACAGAATTCAGCGAGGAATTTCTTGAGCACTGCAACGCGCTTCTCTGCCATATTCCTTGTAGGTAAGTGGCATTGCCAGTACACTTCCTTTGTTAGCGGCTCATCTACGATGTCAGTACGTACTTGCATCATAAGATCATTGTTTTTGTCTGGCTTCAAACTCACATCAAGGATGCGAAGCCTCACTTCCGTACCTGCAGGAAGTATCTTCAGTTCCGGAATATTGTCGAGATCAAATTCACTAAAGTCAATGATAGGCATAGGAACTCCGTTCCTTTTAGACGTTATCTCTTGTGCTTCTTGCTCACTTTTCCTTTCCATGAGTAGAGGTTTTGGGCCACGAAAATCAGCATCAGTTGGCTTGGCACTACGCTTACGCTTTTCTCTTAACTTGTTAAAATCTACCACTTACTTACTCCCAAACAGCGAGGGCTTATCTTTAGTATCCCACCCACACTTTGCTAGAATCTTCTTAATATCTGGCACTTCAAACGTATCGAGCTTGCCTGCAGCAATACTACTACTTGCCACGTACTTACCTGTTCGCCGTGTGAGTATTTGGTACTCGACGCCACTAGCTGTTGGTTTAGAGTGTGCTATCCACTTCTCAGTGAACAGCAAAGGAATGATCGTTGCGCCTTTACCTGTAGTCATGTAGCGATACTCAACAGAGCCTAATACCTCATCCTTGATTGGCTCAATATGTCCAGTAACAATTACATCGCACGGTAATGAAAGTATTCTCTTAAACCAATTGTGGATGAGTACCTTTTGCGGCACGTAATCGTGAGTAAATCGTGGTGCTTGACCAGTGAGATTAGCGGCCTTTAGAATAGAGTTCATAATTGCTTCAGCGAACATCGTGCTTGAATCTAGCATGTATGTACCGAAGCTCTCAAAGTATTTATCTTTCTCTCGCTGCTCAAAGTTCTTGCACCACTCAGCAAACATCCTTGGTGACTTAGGATCCTCATTTTCGTACTGAGTATCAGCTATTATATCGCCTTTCATTATTTCTGCACGTAAACAGATCGTGCCGCCCGGATCAAAGCTATCTATATGCACAGGCTTGCGTGCAGTACGTGCAATGAATGTCTTACCCGTTCCAGTCTCACCCATGAGCAATAGGTTGAATGAGCTCTGCTTTGGATCTTCTTTGTATAAGTCACGTAGTCGACTTGCTTCAATACGCGCATCTAAAGGCATTTCTTATTCTCCTTGTAATTCATTACGTATTTTCATGAGTAATTTACCTAAGTGATTTTCACCTACTCCATCAACTGTACCCCACAAGCGATCACCCCAGTAATTACCTTCCTCTAAATGTTCATCGCCGGTCTCAAGCAGCGCTATTTGAAACTCTTTATGCCTAGTAAATTTCTGCCTCAGCAAATCCTCCATTATCTCAAAGCATAATTTACTCCAGTTCTTTCTAAGTACTACATATCTGCCTAACCTCTTAGCTACGCCTGCACTTGGTGCTAACCTTATATTGTTACGCTCCTTTGTATCCAGTGTCTTTGCAGCTTGGTATGCATGCTCTACAGTTGGATACTCAATATTGTCAAGGACAACTGGAGCAATTGTAAAATTGCTTAGGAAAGCGTACTTTCCACTAAACGAGTTAATCACTTACTCTTCCTTCATATAGTTGATAAATTCCTTGACTTCATCATTAGTTGCAACTCCACTACCATGACATGGCGGGCATCTTTGCTTTTCCTGATAGTATGTTTCGCAACTTGGATCACCACGAACAATTACATGAACTGTTATAATTCCGCTGCCGTTACATCCTGGGCAAATAGGCTCAGTCATTATTACCTTCCTCTTGGGCTTTTGTTAAATCTAATAAAGGTCCAGTTACCATATCACGGGGGTCCCACACTTCATGAACGAAGCCCATAGGAACTTGCTCACAACGAGTTAAGGGATTAGGCCAGGCATTACAGAAGTCGAAGTATGCACACTTACGACCAAAGTTGAAGCATGCTTTCTCATTCATTGGAAACGAGCGCATAGCAGGAGATTCAGTTGACTCATTATTACGCAGGTAATTCATGTCGTACTGAAGTGAGTCATACCAATTAGTTTGGCTAGTTAGCCATGCTTGCATCTGGCCTAAACTCTTCTCTACAATAGCTTCATCGAACTCACTTGGCTTAGCCTTGTAGAAGAAGCTGCATCGTACACGTATTCCCCCCACTGAATCATCCTCGCCGAATAAGCAGTAGAGAACATGTAAGTAGGTGAGCATTTGAGTACTGAGTAGCCACTGTTCTGTCCAGTTACCCATGCGACGCTGCGACGTTTTGTGGTCCAGACAAATTACTTTATTATCACGTTTACGCTGCAGCAATGCGTCAATCTTAAAGAACATAGGTGAATCTGGAGCTATTAGAACTGTGCCTCCTATTTCAGTGCCTAGTACCAAGTAATCACGCGTATCCGTGCGAAATCGCTCGGCGTATTTCACGAGCGTTTGCATAGCATTCTGAGGATCCTTTGGAGCAAATAGTCCATCGCTCTCGCTATCTAGTTTTAAGCGATATGCGTTGAAGAATATATAACACGCTTCTTCAATGGACTCTTTAGAGTAGCTATTATTAAGCAGGTGCTCCACGGCCAGGTGCCAGCACGAACCAAAATGCAGGTGATTATTTACGTAATCTTCTCGCCAGTGGAGTACGTGTTCAAAGAAGTATTTACGTGGACAACTCATGTAGACACTTAACTTGCTTGGGTCTATTACATTCCACGCATCTTGTTCAGGTATTATTTCTAGTAATTTCATCTAGTTCTTTTTCCACTTGTTCTATTGAGTCTAGGATAAGCGAACGCTTAACGTATCTTTCAGTTGCTGCATCAAACAACAAAAGATTTAAGCATCGGTGCTTGAGTGCGAATATCACGCATGCTACTGAGCACATTACTGACAGTCCACTAATTGCTATATAATCATCCTCCTTGCTATTGGCCATTTTAGGCAGGAACATACGCAGCATATTACTCACTGCAGTCTTGGCAAGTGGCTCGACGCTTAAGAACACCAGTTCGCCATGCTCTTCTGCAGGACTAAAGTCATGGAAGCCTTTTGAGACTACGTACACCTTACGTTTCTCACTCACGTGTTCTCCTAGTGATACCATTTAAGTAATAAGTCACACTCATCTGGCCAGTAGAATATTGGCTTGTTGTTACGAGCAAAATAATGATACTCTCTAATTGCTCCTTCACTGTAGTGAAATTTAGGTAATATAATCACTGCATTACACGCTTCAGCAATTCGTAAATCCATCTCGTAATAGAATTCAGTTGGAACATCTGGTGCTAAGTCATCGAAGTATGCACTGTTCATGTGAGGACAGAAGTAGAAGATTTTATTACGCGCACACCATATAGCAGTGTTAATCGCGTTCTCGATATTAGCACGCTTCTGCTTACTGTCATCGGACGAATAAGGTCCGGATATATAAACCAGTTTATTCATTGCCTACCTCGGTATTCCTGGATCAACGAGTGCACTGGAATCACTCACTGCTAAGGATTGAATAGCACGCATTAACGAGCTTTCTAATTCAGTCAATGCGAGAGTGCGGTATTTACTGTCTGGGCACGTGTCCATAATCCACTCTGCTAAGCGCAAGTAATGTCCACGTACTCCATCCATGCGATGAGTCATTGCTGTATCTGTAATAGCATGATAATACAGTCCAGGATATAGTTCTTTTAACCGCTCACTTTCATAACGTGGATTATTCAAAGTATATTCCTTTAAGTGTAATTGCGCCTACGTCGGCGCGACTCAGGAAGTGCAGCAGTCCACGTAGCGTATTACTTTTACCTTGGAGTGGCAACCTGCCATCGGACGCTTCGCGGGTCTCTACGGGTGGGGATGCGGCGCCGTTAGCACAGTTAACTGCTGCATACATTAGTCGATTAACCCTTTCGGAGTTAGTACGTTTGGTGACTGCCGAACCATTGAGCATCCTCGCAAGCTCGGCACGTCACTTTGGTTAAAAATTAACCACAGGAGACTTTATTCCTACCTATCACGCCGGCCACGACGAGCTGATGGATCATACTCATTATGCTGAGGATCAGCGGGTACTTCTTGTGTCTCATGAGTGCCACCATTCACGCCTTCGGTAATAGCGGCAATTTCTTCTGCGGTGGGCTCAGTGGCAATTTCACTGCCGTTAATAGCTGGCACTTCAGGAGTAGCACCACGTTTGGCGAAACGCTCCTGAATGAGACGTAGAATCTCTTCCTGCCTCTCTGGAGTCCAATCATCAAAGTTCTCGCTGATAACCTTAACAGGATCAACGGTCTTGATGGAAGAGGTTAAACGTACTGACACACCAGGCTTCCAGTTGCTCATATCAATCTGTATGCGTTCAGGAGTTAAGCCTGCTGCCAGCATCTTACGTGCGTTAGCCTGAGCGGCGATGGTTAGTGCGCGCTTGAATAGTTCATGAACATTCTCAGAGCCAGGAGTGTCAAACATTGCTATGGCTTCGGTGATATTTTCACTGAAGTTATAGGAGAATTCAATCTCAGGCTTGCCCTGTGTCTTTACACTAATTTGCTCGGTCTTCATTCAAGTTTCCTTTAGTTAGTTGATTGATTACAGTTCGTCCAGCACCTTTCGAGAGTTAAGTTTTTAGAGCACCTCCTATCATTACAAGGATTATATCACAGATTTTCGTCAGTGTCAAGGGAAATCGACATAACTTAATCATTTTAAGCCTAGATACTCCTTATATAATTCAGCTCGCAGAATTAGTGCGGGATGATCAGGATTCAAGTACGTTAAATCCTGATACTTCACCATTGTTAAGTTGCCATTCACGAAACGTGCTTCTTTGCCATATGTTCTCAGGACATACCGTGCATAGCAACCAGCACATAATAGCATACTGTCTATTGGGTAGACTTGATTGCCGTAGTCTGTGCAGCTGTGTTCCATAGTTATGCTCCTATACTTACATTAAGCAGCTTTACTAATTCACGTAATTCTTCACGTGTAGCATCCTGAGATGCTCTTGTAACTATTTGCTGCGCGATACGTAAGAAGCTAGCTCTAGCATTAGTACCCCACTGCTGCCCACTTTGTACGTAAGCGGTCCATTCATCACGTGTTAGATTTTGCGGAGAGCGTGGTGCAAATATTTCTACCTTACGTAAGGCAGCTGCTTTAGTTTTCTCCTCATCTAGTTTCAGCTCTGGATGAGCCCTCGCAGCTTTAGCTAACTTAATGTCCCTTGATATCGCCTTGCGTTCTACTCCTAATAACTCTGCTGTATCTGTAATAGAATGTCCTGGTGAGCTTGTTGTTTTAACTCCGGCCATTTTGGCCATAGTTTCATGTAATTGCGTACGTAATTCAGCTTCCTCTAATGGAGTTAGATTCTGCCGCATGACATTCTCGTACAGTTCTATTGCTTTAAGTTGCTGCTGCGTCAGTGGAGTATCATAAATACGGCATGATATTTCCTCCCATTTAAGGACTTGGCTGCAGGCAACAAATCTGCGAGCACCAGCAATCAGCTGGTATGGCGGCTCACCATTAGATGAGTATAATACTATAGGATGCATGAGCCCGTGCTCTGCGATGTTACGTGCAAGGTCAGCTAGTACACCATAGCTCTTACGTGCACGTGCATCTAAATCGCATTCGATGTTACTCATCTTTACTACTCTAAGCAATCCTAAGTTCATGTTAGGACCTCCTGATTAACTTAGCTTGCAGCATTAATAGAACACGTTCTAGATCACCGTCATTAATACGATCAGCTAAGTCTTGAGGATCATTAAAGTGCTTTGCAATTGGAGCACGCAACTCACTTTTAGGCTTCTTGTTCTCCTTAGTTACTACTTGTCCGGGCCATGTCATAGTACCTGCACGATAGAATCGTTGGAAGGCATGTACTTTAGCCTCGCCATGCACGGCTTTCAGGTGAGGTATATGACATGCTTCACAACGACTAACATCGCAACAAGTTATCAAGTTAGAGCTGTTCTTACAGCTGTGGCCACCTTTCGCCTCGTACTGGATTACGCGTAGTTCGTTTGGTGCGAGTGCCTTAAGCATGTCAGCAAGTGCTGCCTTTTGTTCTGGCGTCATAAGTTATTTCCTTTCAGTTTCGCCGACCTCGAACTATGGTAAGATTATACCACATTTCTCAGGAAATGTCAAGCCCTTAATGAAGATTAAGCTAAGCCTAATTCCTTATATACATCCTCAGGTTCATCATAGTTTGACCATGCGTACGAGATTGACTTGCCACATATGCAGCTCACATGAACAGTAGCTGATGCGCCAGGATGCTGTAGTTGAGTATCAGTATCTACGTACTCCTCAAAGGACTCATCTTCCAGATCGACAGTAAGATCATGTTCGTTCTCGTCTTCGTGATCCTCACTGAAATTAGTTATGTCTAACTCAAGCTCGATGGTATACTCACCTAATTCCTCGTTGCATTCAGCACAAGACAAAGTAATACATACTTCGCCTTCAATCTCGCCACTAGAATTAAGTTCTGCAATTGAGCTATAGAACTCACCTTCAAATTTCAGTTCTTTATTACACTGTGGGCAAAGCATTTTTATTCTCCTTGCGCATTCGGCGCAATTACGCTGTTCTTGGTTACGGCAAAAGGACCAGCTACATTCGTAATGCTTGTTGCAGGTGTAGCATCTGTGAGAGTGATGCCATGAGTCCGGCGATTCGTAGATTACTTGACCGTTGTTGGACATCAGTAATATTCCTTACTAGCACGGTCGCGGTCCGCCGCGTAGGCGGTTGTGCACGGGCATAAATTAGTGCTCATCATTAAACTCAATTAACTTTAGTTGCATAAAGCAGTCAGGACATTGCTTCAGCAATTCCGTTGCGTCACAGAAGCATTCATATGCCTCATTACAATCAGGACATTCATGAGTGTGGGATAGAACTAACTTAACTTGCATTAGCTAATCCTTTTTAGCGTTGTTGATTACGTAGATATTGATTAGAGGCATTATCTAAAGCAAAACATGCTTCAGGATCACTATACAGCAACTCATGTATAGAATCGAATGCCGCTTCGATCATTGCCTGAGGAAGGAATAGGTGATTATCCTCAAGTATACACTGAAAGTAATCACAGACACGTTCATCCAAATCGTCGTACATGCGCTTAATCTCCTTAGTATCCTATAAGGTTATCAATAACTGAAATCACTAACTCAGAACCCTTCCTTGTACGCCTCGTGCCTGCGTAGTAGAAGTGTAATAGCGTGATTTTCAGGAATTTATCCGGCTCACTATAATCCCAAATCTCGCCAGTATTAAGTGAGTATTCATACGACGCTAACAGTAATTTAGCATCACATTCATTCTCGAATGGACCAGCGCGATCAACTCCAGTTTTGATCCAAAAGTACCACTTTCCATCCTCACAATGAATAGGATCAAACATCGCTAATCTCCTTAAGTTAGCCAATCAACCATTATGGTACTATTATAGCACAGTTTGGCGAAAATGTCAAGTCCTTAATGAAGATTAAGTGCATAGATTACTCTTTTATGCTAGGAGGATAAAGAAGAACGGTAATTTACCTAAGAGGGCCAAAGCTCTGCGGTTGCTCAACGCCACTAGCGTGTCGTTGCAACTCAGAGATTGGCCCCTTTCGGAGTCCTTACATCCAACAGGGTGCTGGCGACTCCATGATGATTAGTACATCCAACAGAGTTGTTTACTCTATGCAACTCTGCTTTCGGACTGTTGGCGAAAGAGATGCCTGCCTCGTTAGCACCTCCACATAAAGCACCTCCTTGCTGCTGCGGTTAATATTTAACCATAGCAAATGGTTGATGCTTAATTGATCTTTACTTAAGGCCGGTCGTGTGCCACACGAAACTGCCTCATTTACTCCTATTTATGCTAGCTTCAGTGCTAAAGCCAGTGCCATATCTAGCTTGCAATTTATCTATGTTCTCTGCAGCAACTGAGTTGAGTCTGAAGTTAAACGCCGTACACATCTCAGCTACGTACCACAGGATGTCACCAAGCTCGAACATTACCTTAGTCATGTCAAGCTCATGACCGTGGTACAAATGCTTCTTGATTAGATCAGCAAGTTCACCTGCTTCACCACACAAGCCTAATGCAGCCATCTGCATATTATCAGTATTGATTCCTTCAGTTGGAAAGAATCTACTTGTTTGCCTTGCAAGTTGCTGATATGCGTTCAAGTCCATTACTTATTCCCCCGTAGGTCTAGTCTACTCATTCTGGGCAATCGCTGACCACCAACTAGTGCTTCACGTATATGCGCTGATTCTATTGGACGGTCGTTGAACATAATAGTTAATCTCCTGACTCAGATTTGCGGCGTAGGTAAGAAGTATCTTCGTATACTTTCCATGCTAGGTACAGCGACACCAGCATCATCACAGCTACCATACACAGCATTCCTATAGCTACTTTGCTGTAGAATGCATTAGCCCCTTGCATTTCGACCAGCAATAATATCGCCTTCTCCAGTGTTGGTGATGATTCCATAAGCTAGATTCTCCTGCTGTGGTTATAATTTAACCACACTTAATCTTTGTTTACTCTTCGTAGGAGTTTACATACCCAGTAAAATCCTCTTTTACTTAGTACAGCAGTTCTTGTTGTGCCAGGGTTGTGTGGTCTGCTTAACACTCCCATGCTAGAAGGCCGGTTAGTGTTACCTTAGCCAACCAAAAAGGGTTCACACCACTTGTTGAAAGCCCTGTTATGTCGAAGGGCGGGTTAGGTGTTTCCGATCTCCTTTATGTCGAAGGGGCTCCGAGCGTGTGACACACGCAACTTATCTATTATTTAGCTCTTGGTAGTCACGCTACCTATTGCGTCTTTGATTAACCTCGTTAATTAGCTCGTTTAGTTTTTGCTCTATTTCTATAGCCTCAATTAGTCTTCTTTCCTCCATATCTTGCAACGTTAGTTGCTCTTTTGGCTTAGCTTGTATTACACGTAATTTATTCCTTTCTTCTGACCGAGCCTGAGAGCGACTGCACATTAGCTTTTATCCTTATCTAATCAATTGAGCGTAATCTATTTAGCTCTTCTCGCAGTCTGCTATCATCCCGGTGTATTGATGAGCTTGCATTATCGAGTAATGTATTCTGTTGTATATAGTGTATATATACGTGATGTATTTCATCTAATATATCACGTAATGACAATTCTGGTCTTTCTGCGCTTACTTCAGAGAGTGCTCGTAGATCACGCTCTAATCTCCTGCGTACTAATGTACGTAAATCTAGTAGGCGCTCATCATTACTGCGTTCCACGTTAGCTTACCTCCTGCTGAGTTTTAGCCAACGTAGTTGGTAATGTACGAAGGTCCAGCAGCCTTTCGTCATTACTATATTTCATTGCTAATTACTCCTTCGTAATATCTCATCTGTTTTAGTACTTACCTCAGTTGCCATTTGAGCTATTCTTTCTGCCGATTGTTCAATCCTTTCCAGCGACAGCTGACTCTTGCGTATATCTGCACGACAGTTAAATAACATAACTACTAATAATATCGTACCTAACGCGTACATAAATTCCACTAATTATTTCTCCTTTATTTGTTCAAGTAATTTTTGTATTCTTTGGCTAGATAAGGCCTTTTCTGCAGCTTCTCTCATACGCTCCTCATCATCAGATGACCATTTAGGCTTACGACCTCTAGCTTGAGGTAATGGGTTAAATTCGAAGTTCTCAGCATCCGAGTTCATATTTTTGAGTGCTGCAGATGCGTACTTATTTGACTCTAGGAATGCACTACCATAACTGAGCCTTTTTAATATACGTGTTGCTTCAGCCGTATCTGTAATCCTTTCTATTCCTAGCTTCTCTACAAGAAGTTCTTCTAGAGTTTCGATTGCTAAGCGTGTTAATTGACTTATACTTCGTATGCGGTTATCTCCTTGCTCAAAGAATATAGCTAATGTTGCCATCTTACATCTATCAACGGTTCCTTGGGCTAGCATATCATTCTTCTTTGGCATTATTGCTCTTCTCCTATCCAGAAATCTTCCATACTCGATTTATCACGTGTAATTTGGTCTATAATATGATTAGCTTCTTCAACACTTGTTATTGGTACGAATCCTCCTTGTTTTATAGCGGATTTTTCTATAGTATTTGTCATCATTCTAACTAATTCACTTAAACTTCTTGGTGTAATTCCAAGTGAGTCAAAATATAGTGCTACATTTGCGAGTCTTATTTTGTCGACTTGTCCTTGTGCTATCATCTTTCTGCTTCTTCTTTCTAGCATTAATTTCTCCTGTTAAAAGTTATGATGTTATGATGTTATGATGTCTGAACATATCCCCCCTGGCATGTATTTACTTAATGTCCTTTTACTTAATCTATTACTTACTCTTTTACTATTTCTATTAGTTCTCTCTTCTCTCTTCTATATTATTACTATATATTTTTTATAGTAATAAAAGAGAGGAAAGGAAGAGCTAACGCGTAAGTAAAAAAGACTCCTAAATTAAACTAAAGTAAAGTACCTTAAGTAAAATATAGCCAGGCCCTTGTGGTCTGAACATCTTAACATCATTATATCATATGTTTGCGTAAGTGTCAAGCGAATACTCATATTATTTATCTATCACTAACCAATCAGTAATAGATTTTGTCTATAACTAGCGAAATTAAGTGTAAATAATTACGTAATAATACAAACTTTTGGATTTAAGTATGTAAACAAATAGTTACACACTTAAATTCAAAAGTAATTAATATTCTGCTTTGGTTAAAATCTAACCACAACAACTTATCAGCGAAATTCTAAGCTTGACATTTGCCCTAAGTTCTGATATAATTAAGCGAGAAGATAGAGGCCGGCCTGAAAGTATTAAGCGATCACTTTGCACTTGTTACTTAGGAGTATATATGTCTATAGGATATGGATTTAGCTCCCAAATGTCTGATCCTTACACTATTTCTGAGTACTTAACTGATGAGTGTTTGTACTGCGGTGATATTTCTACTTTATACGATCATGTACTACCGCTGATAGTATATAGAAAAATGCCTAATTTTCCTTGGCCTAGAGAGATACTTACATTAGTTCCTTGTTGTAATCGCTGTAATGTTACGGCTAGTAATAGAGTGTTTATTAGTTTAAGTGCTAAATATAACTATGTTCGTAGACAGCGAGGATTGTCCGTATGAGTTTACCTAAGTTTATTACTAAATTTCTTCCCCTAGCCCCGCGCGCAAGTAATATTCACAAGTACGAGTACTTGCACTGTGATTCGTCTAAGTGCTATTATTGCTCAGCTAAACCTACGGGCTTTGATCACGTACTGCCTGTATCCTTAGCTAAACTTATGCCTCATTTTAAGTTCTCGTCTGAGTTACTTAAACTTGTTCCGTGCTGCACGCGCTGCAATTCTATTGCTGGTAATAGATTCTTTATGAGTCTCGCTGCAAAGAAACAGTTTATTAGAACGCGTCTAGATGAGCTAAGGATTCGTGCTCAGTATGCAGAGGTAATAGACAGGCTGGATAAATTACTGAATAGACGAGGAATCGTCTAAGTAGATTAATGAAAAGTATTCATTATTGGCGGACGAATGATGAAAAGTATTCATGTATTACTAGCTTATTCAAGCTTGCGTAAAGCCGGCCGCGCCGTAAGTAATGCGCTGAACCCTCATAAGGCGGCGCTGTCTAAGTGTGCACTAATTGCTATGGTCAAATTTTAACCAAAGCACAAATATGCACGTACGAATAGGCCGGCGTGAACCGGCCTTAATCGCACACGTACTAGAATCCTAATGTATCTAGTGCATTATCCACCCTTGCGTTACGTTCCTGCTCCCTTCGTTGTGCTGCCTTTACTGCGACAGCAAGTGCATTTTGAAGTATTCTAGATACGTTTAGGTTTAACCTGCGCGCCTCAGTGTGTAACTCGGCTGGCATGTAGACATTGCAGCGTACTGATTCGTTATTTGCTTTTGGGCGACCTTTTGGCACAAGCTTATCCTCTAGTTATAAAGCCAGGGTCTAATGAAACTGTCTAGATATGCTGCAAAGAACTGCAGTGCAAGTATTGCTGCATACACCAGCCATGGTGACACTTCTACCTTAACGTTTTTCATTAAGGTTCCTTTTGTGCTGGTGCTCATCCCAGCGCGTATTTACGTTATTCTGCGAACGTTTCTTTTACTACTTGTGCGCACCAGTTGCACATAACCCATTGTACCACTTTGTCGATGTCCTGGACAATTTCTACATATTTCCAGTTATCGCTGTTCAGTTCATTTTTGCACAGTACACAAATTGGCATAGTTTCTTTTCACCTTATTTGAAGGACCTGTGCATTAGAACTGACACAATGTCAGTAGCTCTCACACCACGTCAAGGTTGCACTTTTCGTGAGAGTAGGCCAATTCTCATCCTGGCCTGTATGAGTTATTTATTCTCCTTTTCCATTACCGTTCCTTTCATGAGGTGGAGCTAGTCCTGGTCCTAGCTCCGGTTTCTTGTCACCTTACTCTTTTGAGGGATTCTCTGCGGCTATTTTGGCCTGCAATTTAGCTTGCAGTTTCAAAAATAGCTCCATCGCCTTGTCCTCGTCCATCTCAGTTACCTGATCATCCAGAGTTTTCTGGTACTCGCCATCGCCGTTCACTTTGATCAGTTTGCCTGAAGGCAATTCGCCACCTCTGGCGCGCCGTTGTAGAGCCCACCCAGTAAATTTACTGGCTTTCTCTACAGCGTCTTTAACACTGGCGTAAGTCACCTCAGCCTCATAAGGATACTTTGTACCTTCTTTGGGCGTACCCTTCTCTGAGTCCAGGCCAGAGTTAAACTTGATGGTGATGATCAGGTCGGACGCTTCGTATCCTGGCATAATCCAGTTTCCTTTGCGTACCGGCCCGCTGCACTGGCATGAGCCAGTACGCTATTTGAAAGAACACTTGTGCAGTGCGACCATCGCACCTCACACTTTAATTGTGCCACACGGTTCGGGCTTTGTCAAGGTGCCTTTTACCGTGTGCCTTGCCAGGAGCGTTTGCCCCTGACACTTTAATTGTTGCACATGAAATCACGGTTGTCAAGTCCTGATTCTAGGTTCAGCGCTATATGGAAGTACATTCACATGCACGTACGCCTGTCCTCACGTGTGCACGTACACCCGCACGTGGGGGAAAATAAGTTTTCGCGGCGAGGGACAGCATTCCTCCCATTCTGTCAACTTTAATTCAAGATAGTATCTATTTACACGTACATTATACCACACTTTTCCTTGCATGTCAAGCTCAGCGAACAACTTTAAGTGCCTTATCAATCCTTTTACTAAGTAACAACTTCTTCATTAAAACGTCGAATACTCGCAAATGGTTTTCACTATCAATTTTAAGCTAAATTCGCTCCGAAGCCCTTGACATTTTCTTCAGTTTGTGGTATAATCTTAACATAATCAGCTTGTTGAGCGGTCACTAGCTGCTCGCAAGATTACTATAAAGGAGCTTACTCATGAATGATTCGCACGGCAACAAACACTTGTATGATAAGCGCTTTGTAGAAAAGCGCCATTACGAGGTTAAATCACTCTGGCAAAATCACGAACAAATGCTCCGCATGGTTGCACTTGGATGCTCTAACGAGCAAGTAGCGCAGGCATGTGGAGTAACTCCGCAAACAGTCTCAAACGTACGTAATAGTCCTGTTGCTCAGGGCAAGTTACTCCAGCTCAGGTCATCCCTCGATGCGGAAGCGATTGATATTGGTGCAAAAATTAACGAGTTTGCACCAGTTGCCTTGAAACTCCTCGAAGAAGTTATTAGTGGTCAAATTGACGCACCAATTGCAATACGGGCTAAGTATGCTAGTATACACTTAGCTCGTGCTGGCTTCGGTGAGGTTAAAAAGATAGCCTCAGTTAACACGCACCTAACACGCGATGACATCGAAGTGATCAAGCAGCGAGCACTATCGGCGGCAATTGACGCGAATTTAATTGTATCTGATGACTGAGACAACTAAACTAATATACACTAAATACATTAAGGTAAACTAATGCACACTAAATTATGCCAGCTCAGTCGGGGGCGACTGACCGCGCCGCCACTAACCACACATTCACTATGGTTAAATTTTAACCACAGCACCACGCAACCACTAAACATGGATGTACTGCCATCGCGGCTTTTTTTACCGTGTCAACTCTCCGAAAGGACTATCGTATAGTATGCAAACGTACTTATACCGACATCCGTCACGGTGTCGCCAGCACCATGGGTTGACTTCCCGTCTCCGAAGGGTTATTCCGAGGTGCCTCACGGTGAGTTACCGGCTGAGCTTAAACTCTTCGTTGGTTCCTCGATTGAGTAATTAACGTACTAGACGCGAAGCGCGTATATTTACCCTGAGGAATTACTGAATGCCTTTAGCTGCTCTAACATCTGATCTTACAGATATACTCGCTTTATGCTATCAAAGCACCGGAGTATTCTGTAAGACCTTATTACCTGAGGCATTCATTACTCCTTGGTCCGCGCTTCATAACGAAATGCTTACTGCAATCGACTCTGGTCACCAAAAGATATGCATCGCCGCGCCCCGTGGACTAGGTAAAACTTCACTTGCACGTGCCCTCGTAGAAAAGAGTATTCTCTATCGCGACTACGAATTTATTCCCTATGTTTCGAACTCTGAAACAATTGCTACTATGCAGACCGAAAACATTAAGCGCGAGCTTCAAACTAATCGAGAA